CTACACTTCTATCTCGATCCATTCACTCCCACGAACATCACGATATTTATCGGTTGTTTGTGCGGATTTATGCCCGAGGATTTTTTGAGAGAAAGCCTCTCCCTTTTCCTTTTCGTAGAGTCTAGAAGCTAGGCTTCTTATCTCATGGAACGGAGGTGGATTAACGCCTTCCCAAGTAATATTTGCTAAATCTCTAGCCCTGGCAAATCGCTTAGTTAGCGTTTTATCTGCAAATGCCTCGCCCTTTTCAGATGAAATTATCGTCTCACCTTTGATCGGCCGATTTTCGCAGCGCGAGATAATATCACGCAAAGACAGCGAAAGGGTATCTAGCTTAACATCAAATGGAATGACGATCCTCATCCCCGTCTTTTCTTGCTCAATAAACAATTTATCATCCTTGATATCTGTCCACTTCATTTGGCGCACATCGCCGACCCGCTGACCTGTTATTATTGCTAGGTCCATACTATCGACAACCCAACTTGGCATGTCTCCTGCCGCCGCTCTGATGGCTAGGAAATTATCGAGTGATAACCGCGCTCGTCTCACTTCTATTTTTGGATTTTTAGTTGCGTCCACGGGATTGGTATCAATAACTCCCTCAGATATTGCTTCCCTGAAAAAATCAGTAAGAAATGACCGCATCAATTTAGCAGAAGCGGCCTTTCCATTATTCGTGTAATCGTTAAGAAGTGTTGCGACATCTTTAGTGCTAATGCTCTCGATGGGCCTTGTGGAGAACAAATCGTCGATTACATCCAATCTGCTGTGATAGCCAAGGAGTGTTTTGCTTTTTAATCCCCTCTTGCTTAGCGTGGTTGTGTACGTTTTGACCCAATCTGATACGGTGACAACAGCAATGTTATTGATGCGATCAACAAGCCTTGCCGATGTCCCTGTATCCATGAGTTGCATGTTAGCCTCTACGGCCTGATTTATTGCTGAGCGCTTATCGCGACCAAGGCCGAATTCTTTACCCGTCCTTGGGTCTTTATAGCTGTAATAACCACCGTTGCGAACGTATAAGTTCGGTGGCAAATCACGCAGTGCGGCGGATCGCCTTCTTGCTGCCATTTCTAATCCTTGATATTAAGTTGTTTGTTGGTATTTGATTTGTTCTGTCTGCGGGGTTTCTATATATTGCGGTTGATTCAACTTCGTACTCTTTTCCTACTCGTTCCGGTGGGGGGTATATCTTTCCAGCTTCCACCCATCTATATATCTGCTTCATTGATCGCGGCCTGTCTCGCCGCTCGTTCCACTCTTTAAGGCTGATTTTCATAGTCGCCTCTTATCTCATTAATTGGCACCAGCCTCCGCTCTGCCAGAATATCGACACACTCATCAAAGTCAGATGTGTATGCATCGAGCAATTTCTCTTTGTCTTGATATTTCTGCATGCCATCCCACCATAGTTTCTGACCGGTCCCGCGCTGAACGCATAGCCGCTTAGCCCAGTGAGGAGCGCCGATGAAATCACTAACGGAGCCAGATAAAATTGTCCACTGCATCATCATTCACTCCTTAGGTTTCCGGTATCCAGCGTTATAAATAGCCTCAGCAACATCAACAGGCTGGTAGCTATCAGGTAACGCAGATTGAATGCTAACGATGTCAGTAATTGCGATGTTCTTGCGCACCAATTCCTCCTCGTCCAATATCTCATTGCATAGGCCCACGCACTCATTACAGATATTCACCTCGGGTCCGGTAATTATGCGAACTTCGCTTTCAGGCTTTTTGCAGAATGAGCATGAAGGCTCTGGCGGCAATTCTTCGACTTTGTACTTAACGAAATCAAGGTTCATAGCCATCATCCGAACATCCCCCTCACCATCTCATTCTCAATCGTGAAAATGGTTGCCAGCACCGACCACGCGATGATGACGATAAAGAACCAAGCGGCATCTGATATTTTTGGTAGTTTCATGCTGCTCTCCCTTTCCTGCGCTCATCTATTTCGAAGTCATCACGGCACCCTTCGTCACAGAACAAGCCGCGCTCTATTGGCTGGCGACATTCTGAGAAGTGGCAATGCCCGGTAAATGTCATTGTCGGCTTGCGATTGGCTATTCCGATTTCAATGTTGAGTAATTCAAGTTTTTGAGCCTGGTCGATTTCGTCGCACATTACGCTGCCTCCGCAATATTTGTAGGTTCTCGCCAGCACTTCACTGAGTAATTTCCGTTTGGTTTCTCAGTACAAACAGCGGCGAAACATGAGTTACTTACCATTCCTGACGGGCCCGGAAATTCACCGATGGCCCGGCCTTTAACAAAGTGCGTTAATGCTCGATTGGCAAAATCAGAGCAGCCGATATCCGGCGCTGTGATGGTTATACGCATAGGGGATACTCCAGATAGTGAAATCCGTTTCTGTCGTTCCGTGGTGGGGTTAAAACGAGTTAGCGATACACTTCGCTGCACATGAGCACAGCGTCAGTCCTGCGCTCTTTAATCAGCGTTGATACGTTTTGGCATTCTGATTGAGTAGGGTAGATATCTTCGGTAACTGGTATGGCATTGCAACTATCGTTAAAGCAGGAGCTGACGAGAAGAACAAAGCCGATTAGCATTAGCCCTCCGCTGGTTTGGCTTCTAGATATAATGGTGTGCCGTCTTGAAAGTTATCCCAATCAGCTTGGTCATGTAGGCAAACTACTCGCGCCGTTCGTGTTCCGTCAGGGGCATAATCACTCAACACAACCTGTCCGATCGGCGGCAACGCTTTCAACTCTGCAAGTTGCTCACGCAGTGATAGCAGATCCCTCGCGGCTCTACATGCATTGTGATTATTGCCGTAAACCACTATCATTTCCTGCAATTCTTCTTTACTCAGCATCTGCATTCCCCTCTACCAACGTGAATGTTTTGCAGCCACAATTAGGGCAGCAATTGTCCGTCCAGCCGCTCTTATTCCGCTTCCCTACCAGTTCATCTTTAGCGTGAGCTTTGCGGCAGCGACGGCACTTGAATTTCTGCATTATTTACTCCTCCACAGTGAAACCGGCGTTTTTAATTTTCACGCTGAACTCAAGTCGAGCCGCGTTGTAAATTACGGCTAGGTCGGCATTGCTGAACTCTTCATCAACGAAACAACTAGCGCTTTTACGGGGCGGTAGCACAACAGGAACTTGAAGCTTCTCGTTTGCCGCTGATAACGCTGCTTCTGCTGCCAATAATTTAGTATTTATGTCTGCTATTGAGTTCATCAGTCGTGTAATTTGGTACTCAAGTAGCCCACCAACATTAGTTTTCCCTATGTTTTCAGCCCATTCATTATTTTGCAAAAGCGTGATGATATCTCCGACATCAGAAGCTAACTTGGCGTATACATCACGCTCTTTCTGCGCCGCTTCAATGCCGGTTATAGCGCGATCAACAGCAACAAATACTTGTTGATGCTCCTCCGTGGTTAATTCACGCTTCAATTCAAATTCAATGGAATCAACTACTGCGACTGCGTAACCCTCAAGCGAGGATTGCATTGCGTTATATACCAGCCCTTCGAAGTTATTCATCAGTTGTTACCCCTCAGGCTTTCACGAAATTTCTTATGCCATTTTCTAGCGCGATTTTGTCTAGCCGATAGATTCCTTTCCATCCATAAGTGAGGGTAATTAGCGCTAAAAACTAACCAGCCAAGATTACTTACTCGAAGCCTTCCGTTAGTGAACATGCCAAGCACCCGCTTAGCTTCACGATTTGATTTCATGCTCACCCCTCAAGCTGCGCGTTTATTCCAGGCTCGTGATGCCATGGCAAGCTTATCTTTGCCGACCATTTGCGCGGTTTGTGCATCACAACTGAAGCATCGGACTATCGCCGAACGGTCTGGGCAATCCTCTTCGTACTGAGAAAATGCCTCAACTTCCTTTGAGCCACAGAATGGGCATGGCTTTAATTCTTTATCAGTATTTTCAGACATAACTGTTTCCTCAGCAGATTGACTGCCGGTAATGGGGTGGGGGATTAGGCTGCCGAAAGCAGTCGTAGACATTCCTGACGCCGCTCTATCAGCTCTTCATTGGTTGAGCAGAGCGGCGTGGGGCTGGCAGGCATGAACTCTGGCTTGAGTCGGTATATAATCCCTTTGGCTGAAAGTTCTTTGTCATCCCAGCGCTCTTCCGTGAGCAAGTGACGCATGTTGAGCACATACGTCAGGGGAATGTGTACCGATACCGTTTCGAATCCCTCCCCCAATCCCTTGTAGAATGAGTCCTTATAATTCAACGTACACCCGCCAGTTGCGCCACCAGACAACCGCCCACGCCCCACGCTGCCAATTGACCGGTGGAATGAGGTTACATATGCATCTGGATAGGCGCGGAGGCAGGCCAGTATTTGTTCTGGCTGCATGGTGATTACCTGCTGGGGTTATCGGTCAGAAGGGGATGTCATCATCGAAGTCCATCGGCGGGGCGCTGCTTTGGTGTGCCGCCTGCTGTTGCCCATGTGCATGTTGCTGACCCCATTGCTGCTGATTTTGCGGCGTTGAACTCTTCCCTGATTCTTGCTGCTGCGATTTTCCCTGCTTATTGCCAGCTTCGATAAATCCCAATCTGGCATTGTTCAGCTCAAGGGTGATGGACTGTCCGTTTTGACCATCGTAAATATCGACCTTGATGCTTTCCCCGAATACCTCAACAATGGCACCTTCGATGAGCACCTCCCTGTAAAACTCCGCTTGCTTGCCTTCCTTGGCAAAAATCACAGCCTGATAGTTGGTGAATTCGTTTTTCTGCGACTTCCTGTCGTAGTAACGAACGCCGCCGCGTATTCCAAATCCTATGGAATCGCCAGCGACAAATTCCCTTGCCGGTTTCTGTAGTTTGATAGTTATTGTGTGTCCCATTACGCCGCCTTGTTTAAGTCTGAGAGCTGGTCTTGATATACCTTATGGGCCTTTCCAGCTAACTCTGGATGTTGAGCCAGTCTTTCGCACAGTCCGTCATAAGCAGTCTTGAGGTTGGTTGAGTTATTACAGGTAATCGCCCACCCAGTGAAGTCTGCAAGGTACTGCTCTGGCGTTCTTTTGGGTTTTTTATTGGTCGTTTCTGTCTTTTGCTCCGTCCTTCCTGCTTGCTCAGACTGCTTATAGTGCTCGTTGGTATCAGCATCCTTTGCATCATCAATGGCGAATAATCCGTTAAGGCTGTACTTCCTTGCGTAGGAGCTTGTAGCGCCGGTGATCTGCGCGTCATCCATGCCTTTCTTGGTTAGGCTTTCCCTTGCCATTGCTGAAACTGAATGGGTATTCTCGCCATCGGTCAGGGTTGCTGTAGCTTTGACGTAGTAGCGATCACCAATCAGTACAATTTCATCACTAACTGATAGCAGTAGGTCACCCAACAGTGGTTTTGCTGCCTCCATGATGTCCTCACAGCTTCGGTATTTATATCCGCCAAACTTGTTTTCCTGCCCCTTTGGAACGTTAAGTTCTCGCTGGATGGTGGCTAGTTTTATGACGAAATCTTTGTTTATGCTCATACAAAATTCCCCGCAAATTCACTTAGCGTTACCAATGGAGATTCTTTAGTTGTACCTTGGCCTCTTGATTCGGTTTCCATCCATGATTCACCGAGTTCACTTTCAAGTTCTGAGTGCATTAATTCCAGCCATTCAGCATCCGTTTCTGGCAACCTTCCGATTGATACCGTCATGCCGCCTCCCGATGCTCAACTGATAGCGATGCATCCCATTGGTAAATGCGACGCTTAGCAGAGGCACAGGTTAACTCTCTGGCTGCCGCGCCATTACTTCCAGCAAGACGGCAAGACTTAGCACTTTCCAATAAGTGGTTATGCCACCACTTGAGTTCTTTTTTGGTCATGGCTCAATCCTCCGAGTTAGCGCTTCAATAATTTTCTCCCAGATACCTTTCCGTGGCGGGGGAGTGAAGCTTGCTGATGTGCGGCGGTAGGCCGGTAAATGCTGAATCTTGGTCAAATAGTTAGTAGAGCATCCCGATGCGGGATACCCTGCAATGGCGTATTGCATAGGGATACCTTTTGATTAGTAGTTAATTTGGATAGGTGATCGCTGGTTTAAAAACGATTGGGCAACTTGATTTTTGATGATGGCAATAACGCAAGCCTTAGCGCACTCAGCGTCAATTCCAGCGTTGGTTAGTACGGCAATGGCAGCATTGTTAACTTCGGCTTGGTGGGCCTTGTCAGCAGCCTTTTTCGCAGCTTCATCAGCAACACGCTTCTCTTCAGCTAAACGTGCATCTTCTTTCTGCTTGGCTTCACGTTGAACTCGCTCAGCTTCCTGCTGTGCTTTAAGTTTCTCGGCTGCGATAGCTTCCTGCTTCTCGCGTTCAGCTTTCTGTGCTGCTGCTAATCGGTCGGCCTCGGCCTTATTTGCTGCGTCGATACGGTCCTGTTCTGCCTTCTGAGTTAGCGCTATGCGGTCACGCTCTGCTTGCTCCGCCTGAGCCTTTAACACGGACTCACGATGAGCAGCCTCTTCGCGCTCGCGCCGTGCTTCCTCCTCTACAGCTAGACGAGCTGCGTTCTCTGCCAGACGCTTTAATTCTTCTTCATATGCAATGCGCTTGCGTTCGTCTTCGGCTGCTTTATCGGCTTGTTCACGGTCGAAAGCGTCATTCATCAGCAGGGCAATTTCGTGGTCAGACTCTTTCTTGACCAGTCGTTCCGCGGTAATACTGGCGTCCATTTCATGGGCTTCCTGCCACATGGCTGCATAGGCCGATTCTGCTGCAAGTCGCTCCTGTTCGGCCTCCCAGTCAGTAACAGGCTTTCGGATGGCTACTGCAATTTTGTCCATCTCATCACGAAACTTTTTCCGATTGGCATCTATCAGAGCAGGGCGCGCTTTTAGTTCAGCAACCAACTCTTTAGCACGAACCTCAAATGCTGTTTTCGATTTGCGTACCTGGTCAGCCATCGTGATGTAAACGCCGCGACCTTTTGTTGTCTTCAGGTCACCAACCACTGACCCCGCAGTCTTGCGAACGTTATCAATCAGCTCATCAATGAACTTGTCATTCAGTAACGCAACTTCCAAATCTACTTTTTCGGCTGGCAAAGTGACGAGCGCCAGTTCCTTTTTTTCATCACTCATGCTCATTTCCTTGTGTTTAACCCACAGCAAAACACCGACGATGATGTCAGGCTTACTCTGGGGATTGGTGGGGTGGGGAGTTACTCTGTTACGGTGTAGCCTTGATTTTCAAGCCAAGAAATAACGTCTGTTTCGTTGATTTCATCAAGTAAATTGGTAGCGCCATACTCTTTAACTATCGTTTCAATATCCACGGCATCAACTAAATCAGCGCCAATTAGTTCAATTTCAATTTCACCCATGCGAGTAACTGATATCTCGTCAACTTTTTTACATTCGATAATCATATGTATGCTCATATCTCACCCTCTCGCCTTAATCATTGCGTCCACTCCAGTTGCCTTAGCAATGGCTGCTTTTGCTGCATTAAAAACATCGGTGTCGCGATCTGCTATTGCAACAACAGCTTTCAGTGCTTCAAGTAGTTCTGGTGCTGCTCTCATTAGCTTCAAATTATATTTAGCTTGGATAACATCGACTTCAGTTGGCATAACGAGAGCGATCAATCTTCCCTCGCTATTTATTTCCCAATGAGGACCTGATTCCCATGGCCCTGCCGTGTATTTTCCTGTCATACATCACCTCATCTAGTGGTCTTATTGCTGCCACCGGTTAAGTGGCAGGGGTAAGGTCACTGAACATCAACTTCATGAGGTAAAACTGGGACATTATTTTGTTTATGGAATAAAGCATGATCTGTAATTGCTGCATGTATTTCCCATGCCCCGCAATCGCATCCAAGTTTTTTGGAAAATGCCTGCAATTGATCATGACTTTCTCCATATACCAGAAATTCGTAATTAGCCTGATCATAGTGAGCAGTTGTGATTTTCATCATTCATTCCTCATTTACCCGCCAATAAAAAAGGCCGCGTTATGCAGCCTTTGTATTCGTAATATCGTAAAACTGACCGTATGTGATTTGTTCGAACTCTTTAGGGATCGTTACATCACCATGCTTTGCGCAGCCTTCTTTGTCTTTAGTGTTGGGTATAGCAAATAGAAGGCAATCATCTCGTTCTGGATGTCGTCCGCCATAAGTGGTTAGCATTAATATTCCGCGACCAGTTGATTCACCAAATCCCGTTTTCATAATCCCGTAATGGGCAATAATGTATTCCTGCCAGATAGGCAGTGACTCCAGCGCTGAATTCGCAGATTTAATGGCGGCGTCCAGCTTCTTATTGAACTCCTTCCCATCTTTTGCATTTCCCTTACCGCGCGCTATCACTACTTTTTTACCATTGAAATAATCTGTGCTTTTGATAGTCATTGGGCAGGTGAAGGGATAATCATGCTCCCACACCAGATTACGAAGTTTGCTGCCTTTATCACCAAAACCAGATGAATTTGTATAAGCAACAGCGCCAAATTCATTCATTACGCCCTTAATAATCGAATCACGCTTTCCCCCTATATCATCAAACCCATCTATCAGCGCTTTTACATCAGCACCTTCAACCTTGAAATAGTCATAATGTCTGTGTGAACTACTCATCTCTTACCCCTTAACTATGTGGTGGGCTTCTTTGCGAACGTTAATCTGCGAGTCCAGAAATATCGATTCCCATCATTTTCAAAGCAGTGGCTGGGTCTAGCTGGAGAATATCCCACCCCAGCTTTGAACGAATCTCACCAGATTCAACACGGTCAATGTTCACCATAAAATCAGCAAACTTCTCGCGGTACACTTCTTCTGTTTCGTTTTCTAACGGCTGGCGGAAATTTCGCATTTTGGCGCGACGCTTCAGACTTTCTAAATTAGGGAATGACATTGGCATGGTATTTATCTCGCTGTTAATGATTCTGACTTACGGAAGCCTGCTGCAAACTTAGCTACCTGTGGCAAACATATGTTGTCCGCGCTGGGCGCATACTGAACTCGGCGAGTAATTGTCATCACTTCGGCTCTCATCGCTGGCTTGCGCTTGCAGGTCAACTCAACTTTGCTCGGCGTCGGACGGTCAATTTTCAATTCGGTAGAAAACTCATTAACTGCTACCGGTTGTAGATGCTTACGCGCCTCACGGCGGCGAGCAGATGAAGAGCCAGTAAATGCTGTTCTGCGTGTCATAAATCCTCCTGTGGGCTTCCGGTTGCGCTGCAATCAACGCATTCGGAAATCCGCTTCGGTTTATTGAAGGCCTTGCGGCCACGTAGGTGATCCATCACCGTTGTGCAAAGAGCGTGTTATCCGTTTCGTACTGATTTGGCATCCTGCCGTGTTGATGGGCTAATTAAACACCATGTTGATTTTGCAGTCAACACCGTGTTTATTTTATTTTGATTTAGCGTTGTTTATTTTTGATTTTAAAGGTGATTTATTTTTAAAATAATTCAGTCACACCTCATCGCACCGGCTAACAGGCGAGAAAAGTGTGCTAAATTGGGTGAAATTTATTCGTAAAGGGTGATATATGGATAGCGAACAAGAGTTTTTCGAGCAACGGCGGCCGGAAGTGGCGCAAGTTATCGGTACTGCTGTGATGCAGCTACTAATAGAGAGTGGGGAAGTATCGAAGGATTCGATAGTAGAGATGATAGAGGTGCTGTATCAGGAGGAAGATGTCAATTTAGCAGTAGAGCTAGCTATTGATATTCTGAGATTACCGCCAGAAGGCTGATTACAGACATAAAAAAGCCCACACGGGACGCGGTGGGCAAAGGTAAAGACTAAGTTTATATATTTGTAATCCCTGATGTTGTGCTCTTAGCGTAGATGAGTTTCTTTACATTGCAAGATTACAGGCACAAAAAACCCGGCAGCGGGGCCGGGTTATGGGGTGATTAGTGAATTATATTTACTAACTGACCTGCTGATACTCTATTATTTTCGGTGACTTCTACATAACTTATTTTTAGAATATTTTCTTGGGCCACCGAGTCTGTGAATTCTTTCAATTCCTCCATTGATGTCATGTCGGAGCTGGTTTTTATTATAAAGGTTTCTCCGGTAGAGGCTTTTGTTACGGTGATGCTTATATCTTGATTGGTTGGGCCTGTTCTTGTTACCCCTTTGACGTAAAAATCATCCTCCTTCATAACCTTAACGCGATCAATTGATTGCCTTTGGTTATAAGCATTAAGCTGATCCCTACTTACTGTCTCATCGCCTAGCTTTACAGTTTCGACACTTTGATCCTGTGCTAAGTTTTTAAGTAATTTATTTCTCCCGTCTTCACCGTGAGCTATCACTTCTCTGCTGGTTGCAGTTTGCCCGGAACTCAGAATCTCCAAAATATTTTTTTGTGATTGAAGCACTGCATCTGTCGATGTTTTGACTATCGAAACTTGGTCAGATGATGAAGTTCTCTGCGTTTCCCAGTAATCATCAATAAACTTCCATCCCAGACCGCCGCAAACGATAGTCATGGCAATGACAGCACAGAGTGCTTGTCGTCCAGTCATTTTACCTATCGCTTCTTTTAGCACGCTAAATGCCCCATTAACAATTGCATCAGAATCACCATCGGCTTGACTTGAACCCTCACTAATATGATAAACGATATCAAGTCGTTGCTTGTCAGGATTAGTAAGCCGCTGGAGATTTTGTGAGCCATACTTAACAACAGCAAAAGCTCGTTGTATCTCATTAGTTAACTCTGACATACCAAATAGCATGGAAGCTGTCAAAGAAGAATTATATCTTTTTTTATCACCCTTTACATTTATATCTAGTGTAGGCCAGCCTTTGAACTCAACGTCTGGGAATTGAAATTCATCAGAATCAAGATCTTCTCTGCCCATCATGTTTTTTATAAATTCATGAAAATCATTCTCATTTGTAATAAATAATTTTGTACTAGTGGTCATCTATCGTCCCTCTCGTGACCCCTGGAAATCTTAATGCGCTCCGGTCTTTGCCAGATTCGCTGTATTTGTTTACCCACCCCTCTATGGGCTAGCAGTGGGTTAGACCAGCATCACTGAATAATGAATGACTCGACCAATGATCTTCACATCATCCATATCCGCTTCTTCGTCAGGGAATTCGTCTTTGTTGTAGCTGCGAATGCTCAACTTTCTGCCCGGCAGCCGATAAAGCAGCTTCACCCTGAAAAACTCATCTTGGTCTATTGCGTAAATCGCTCCATCAACAATGCGATTATTGGCACAATCAACAGTCACTGTTGTTCCGTCAGGCAGCACCGGTTCCATGCTATTTCCATGAACAGGGAAGGCCATGACGCTCTTTGGATCTGCTCCAGCTCTGCGCAAAGTTGTCTTTGAAAATCGCAATTTAAAGCCATTGTAATCTTCATTGTTTGAACAGCCATTACCAGCAGCTAACTCTATGCTTTTATAGTAAGGAATTTCTACTTCATCCTCTCCAAGCGGGGTTTTGCTATCCCACACCTCAACGCCAACCCATTCACTTTCAGGTGGAATATTAGATAGATTCTGAGCATGAGATAACTTTGGCTGCCCAACATTATTGAGAAGCCAATCAAGTGAATAGCCAGTTTTTTCACTTACCAATCGAGCATTGTCTTTACTGATGGAGCTTCGCTTTATCCAGTTGTTAACAGACTGTGGGCTAGTGCCAACTAAATCCGCTAACTCCTTTTGGGATAAAGCCTCCCGCTCCATTAGAAACTTCAAGCGATCAGCTAATTCATTCATTTCTTTTTCCATTACAAGATAATAAACATTATGTTGATTTTTTCAATGAACGCAGTGTTGATTATTTTTTATTATTGGATTAACATTGTGTTGATTTGTGTTTATAGGAGTCATTTATGACAAACAAAAAAATCAACACACTAACTCCGCTAGATAAAGCATTGGCGGCTGTCGGTGGTAGGCAGAAGGATCTAGCCAAGCTTATTGGCGTGACTCCTCAAGCAATAAACCTTTTGAAGAAGCGTGGTGGATCTCTACCTATCCATAAAGCTGAGGTTTGGGAAGCGGCAACCGGATTATCACGCCAAGAATTATTCCCTACTTATTATAAAGCTGCATAAGTCCTACCCGCTCTTTTCACAACAGGCATGAAGCCTCACGTCGCTGCAAAGCGAAATCAAACAAAAAACTAATCACCAGTGGCATTAGCTACGGCTTTGTCACGTAACAACATCTAACAAGGGAAGAGTACGCAATGGAACGTGCACAGAAACGCACTAACGCAATTGAATTGGAAGTACAGGTTATGAATGGCATCAGCAGCAAAGGCCAACTGGAAGCCGCTAAGCACGTAGGTGTTGACCGGTGCCAGATAAGCCGCTGGATATCAGGCAAGGACAGCATGTTAAGCAAGTTCTGCCGGTTGCTGGAGTTTGCCGAGATTGAGAAGCCTGAAAACATTCTGGCAATAGCAGGGAATGAAGCAAGGGAGATAGCAACGACACTTCGGATGATGCGGTTGTTGATTAACCCACAAAAGCAAAAAGCCCCTGCGCTAACAGAGGCTTCAGAGCAATTCACTATGAACTTTTAACTGGATCAATTCACAGGGGTAATTATGTCATCAATCAAGATAGACAGGAATCTTTATCCAAAAATAATTTCTGACTTCTTATCAGGGAACACCCTACAAGAAATATCTCAACCTCTTGGTGTTTCGAGGGAAAGAATTCGTCAGATTTTGGAGGAAAACGGATTAACAGGTAAAGACGGCGGTGTCGCTGCGAAAGTTGCAAAGCGGATTGAAGCCAAAGCAAAGCTAGATATTCAAAAATACGGATGCACCAAAGAACAGATCAAGCAAATTCAGCATGGCTATCAAAGCAAAACCCGGACACCTTTCCACTTATTCAAAAGCCAGCGAAGCAATGCAAGAGTAAGGGGCGTTGAATGGAATCTATTGTTTTGGGATTGGTGGATGATATGGAAAGAATCAGGACATTGGGAGCATCGGGGGCGAGGGATTGGGCATTACTGCATGTGCAGAAAAGAGGATCTTGGAGCATACGAAAAAGGGAATGTTTATATAGATCTTTCCCCTAATAACTCAGTCCTTGGGAGGGTGTTGGGATTTGAGAGGGGAACTAAGCAGTCTTTTGTTTATAGATTGATAAAGGCGGCGGGTGGCCCTGCGGCTGTTTCTCGAGAGATATCAGTAGATAAGAACTATATGTCTCAACTTATAAATAGAAATGAAATACCTCACTCTTGGTTATCAAATGGTAAAGCACAGAAACTAGCAGATCTCACTGCTGGCTCCTTCACATATGAACAGATTCTTGAGGAGAAGGCCGCATGAGTACAGCTAAACTCTTCGATATTAGCGCCGAACGTGAGCGCAGGAGCAACAGGATGGAGAACCAGAAGCTTGGTTATGTCCCGTTGTACCGAAGCATCAAGAAGAAACCTTGGCACAAAGATGTTTTCCTACGGACTCTCTGGGAGGACCTGTTATTGGGTGCTCAAAGAAAGCCCCGCACGGTTAATTTCAAAGGTCACCAATGGAATCTTCAAGCCGGTCAACTGGTCACGACAGCGGCTGATTTAGGGCTATCTCTGTGCGATAGAGAAGGTAAGCCAACAAGCCGTGACGCGGTGGGCAGGATGCTCTCCTTTTTCGTCAAAGAAGGGATGATCGCAACGGGTGGAGAGAAGCGAAAAGGGACGGTAATCACCATCCTAAATTACGCTGAATATGCCGAAAAAATAGACAATTTACCCGCACATAACGCCGCACTTAAACCCGCACATCATGAACAAGAAGGTAATAACAATAATATAAAACCCTTTACGTCAGAGAATTCTAACGAATCCCCTGACACCCCACCTAAGAAGCTTCCTGTAGTTCGTCCTGATGCTGCAATCCAAAGCGGTAAAAATTGGGGGACTGCTGATGACCTTAGAGCGGCTGAGTGGATGTTCAGCGCCGTGCTGATGATTGCCCCCGATGCTAAGAAGCCGTCTTTTGCTGGCTGGGCCAATAGCATCCGGTTGATGCGTGAACGGGATGGCAGGAATCACCGAGACATGTGTGTGCTCTTCAAGTGGGCCACGCAGGATAGTTTCTGGTGTGGCAACGTGCTTTGCCCGTCAACGCTACGCGAGAAGTGGGACAAGCTGGACATCAAACGCAAGAAACAGCAATCAGGCACCGCCACTGGTAAGCCTGTTATTGATTTTGATAACACTGACTGGATAAACGGGGTATCGGTATGAGAAATGTCGTCACAGCCATCCAGAACCGTGATGGTCAATCATTGCAGCAGATGTACGCCGCTGAGAAGCCAAAGCAGCAGGTGCCAGAGCAGGCCGCGCAGATATTCAACGAGCTATTTCGCCAGTTGAAGGCTGCATTTCCAGCGCTGATGACCAGCATCAAAGACCAAAGCGACCTGAATGAGCTTCGCCGCCAGTGGGTTTTGGCATTTATCGAAAACGGAATTACCAGTATCGACCAAGTTAACGCCGGAATGAAGATCGCCCGTCAGCAGGCTACGCCGTTCCTACCGTCACCCGGTCAATTCATTGCATGGTGCAAGCAGGGTGCTACCCGCGCCGCTGGACTGCCTGATGCTGATGAGCTTTACGACATGGTGATGAGGTTCAGCGCTAAGCGTGATCTCTATGACAGCGCCGAGGCTTACCCATGGGCCACTCCTGCATGCTACTGGATGGTGACGAAACTTAACTCTGAGCAAAAAGGGTTAGGACTAAGCGAGCTAGAGCTTAGAAAACGCTGCGTCAAAGAGCTGAGCACCATGTCGAAAAAAATCGAATCGGGTGAGCCAATACTCGCGCCGGTAGCGCAAATCCAGAAACTTCACATTCCGGTTAGCAACGAAAAAGCTTTGGATCACATCGCTGAAATCAAAGCAAAACTGAACGCAGCGAGGAAATCATGATGCTGATTAATGTTGAAGATTATGAAGTTATCGCAGCTTATGCCGGTAGTGATCGCTCTTGGCATGATCGAGTATCAACCACAAAAGGCGTAAGACAGCACCTGATTTTCAGTAAACGAATGGCGAAAACCGCAATTTTAGTAGCTAAGCACGAATCGAAATATATTCGTGGTTCGAAATTTCTCCCATCGGTGGATGAATTCATCACATGGTGCAAACAGAGGAAATCATGATGGACACAAAACAACGATTACCTGAAGAGGTGATGATCACTCTCCTGTTCGACCCAGCATTTAACGCCTGTCTTGAACGTTGCCTTGATGAATCTGAGTTGATTGCTAACTTCTGCCGACTGTACGAAGTGGAATTACCGCGACAGCCACGAAACGGGCTGGAAATGCTGGTTGATGAAGCTACTGGATACCGGGAATGTGCTTTCGATAAATTCTTCACGGCCTTTATCCCGTTTGTCCACCGTGTAGTTTATCTACCACTTAAATCACAATTTTATGCCGCTCAGTCAGCGGAAAGGAAATCATGATGGACATAACTAAATCGCGGGAAGAGTCACGAAAACAATTTGAATACGAAGCTGGGAAAGCTCTCTGTCTTCCAACCTCAATCATTGAGTTGGCTCGCAAGGGCGATGGCTACGACCATGCATTCGACAGCATGAACATCATGCACCCGTTAAATGGTTGGTGGCACTGGTGGAAGTTGAGCCGTGAAAGCATCGAGGTGGAGCTGCCAGAGCCGGGCCACTACGACCGCACGAGTCAATTTGCGGTAGACGTATATGAGGCGATAAGTGCTGCCGGTATTCGAATCAAGGGAGAGAGTTAATGAGTAGGTTCATCGCAGTAATTCATGGCTGGCATGTACATAGCAACGGTTTCACGGTTCACGAAATCGAGGCGCAAGACATGACGCAAGCCGCCAAAGAAGCAGCCTATCTGAAAGACCAGCGCCAGCGTCCATTCGATGAATGTGCCGTCAAGGTTATCCAAATTTCAGATAGTGAATTTATACAGAAGCCAGCGCGACTGTCTTGGCGTGAAAGAATTACGGGAGTGGTAAGGCCATGAAAGAATTAGATAGTTTTACTGTAGAGAGACTTGAAGAGTTAGCTGAATTAGACGAAAGCTTGCTCATCCTCCCTGCATCACATAAGCAAGTAGCAGCCCTAGCCAGAATCGCGTTAGCTGCAAAGAGGGCTGAGCCTGTTTATCAGGAGCGCCGGTATCAATTTTCCGGCAAGAAACAGATTGAATATTGGGCTGACATTAACAATTCGACGTATGGGTACCTTCCAGAAAGTGAGCGTCGTTTAATTTACACTGCTCCACCAGTAAACGACCCGGAATTGCCGGATGGTTGGATTGATTGCAATAACGAACTCCCAAAAGAAGATGACTTGTGCTTGGCAATTGACGACCAAGGTGTGATTTGGACAATGCTTTTTGAGGATGACGATTTTTATCCGGATACAGGCGGAGTATGCCCGAACGAAATAACCCACTGGATGCCACTACCCGCCGCGCCGGAGAAGCCATGAAAGCACACATACGAATAAACAGTAACGAGATACTTTGCTGGAACACCTTGCCGCGCAACGTGCGTTATTTCGGCTACAGGCGAGATTGGATTGACGGTCCTGTGCCAAGTTTCGGTTTCTGGTTCTTCCATTTTTACATCTGGTGGCGGGAGAAGGGAAATGGATGACTTCTGTCTCCATAAATCAACCCTAGGCCAATTCACAAAGCTAATTTTCGACCTCGTATCTTCAGATAGACGTTACCGAATCAAATTCTCCGAATGGCGTGACCTTCGAACAATACCAATGAATCGCACATGGCGAATGTGGGTAGAAACCACAGGAGACTGGCTGCGTGCGCGTGGTGTTGTCGTGGATATTCGCAGTAGGAGCGGCGTTGTTGTTCTCAGTAGGCCAATCAGCAACGAAGAGGTTCACGATTACTACGTTGGACATTGGCTGGGCCGTGATGAACATGGAGAGCGAGAAGAAACAAGCAAAATGGATAAGGGCCGGATGCTTCACTTGATGGAGCTACATGAGCAATGGTGTTTGGACAAAGGCATTCCAATCATCATCCCTAACAATTCTGAGTTTATGCAACTCAAGCAAAAGCAGGTGGCGTGATGATTACTCTGATATTAGTCGCAGCTTATTTCTGGATGGCTGGCGTTGTATCTGAATGGGCTCATGACAGCGCAGGAAGGCATGAAACAGTAACAGGATACATAAGAGCTTTCGTTATTGGCGTTATATGGCCTTACTTTATTCTGCCCATATGGTGGGGGGCTTGGCGAAGATGACGCGACGAAGCTCAACCCAAATAGCCATAGACAACCTGATATTCCGCAAGACTTCTCGAACCAAGCCTAAACCCCCAATCCCTGCCAGCGAAATACCCACATATGACCACATATGCGTTTTGCTGCGCGCAAAATTCGACAGAGTAAGGAGAACGCGATGTTAACGCTTAAGCACTTTCTCGACAGGCCAACATGGGCCGCCGCCGCTGGTTATGACTTTAATATCATTGATTGCATGTCATGCGCCGCCGCCCGATACGGCGATATCTGGTCAACCCTACGAGACCATATATTGGACTTTCCCGATATTGAGGTTCGCGAGGTGCCGCTATCGATGCTGATCATGCTTGCCGGATTATTCGGGATTGTTGTCTACCCATTCATATTCTGGATATTTGGCATTTTCTATTACATTCGGTGTCGCAAACACAGAGCTAAATACTTTGGGCAGCCTCAACCTGAGATTGTTCAAATAAATCTGCGTAACTGGTTGAAAAAGTGCGAGAAGAAATTCAACAAAGGCGGTCGCCATGCCAAGACCTCGGAGTAAATATTTTCACAAACACAAATATCCAAAGACGCACCGGCCACCAATACCACCTCAGCAAGCACCATTCGACAGAAACCTAATCCGTTACACCGGCCTGTTCTTCTTCCTGCTGATAGCGGTGACCATTTATATGACGTCCGGAGGTTAGCCATGCCTGAACTCCCCCAATCAATATGCGCATTCTGTCTTGGCCAACTAAAGCCAGATGAAGTTTATTCCTGTGACCAATGCGAACGTGAAAACGCTTCAATAGAAATGCTGGAGGAAGATGATGGCGAACTTACGCAAAGAGGCTAGAGGCCGCGAGTGCCAAGTTAGATTACCGGGTATCTGTAACGGGAATAACGAAACTGTAGTGCTGGCCCACTACCGGCTATCGGGAATATGCGGTACCGGAATCAAACCGCCTGACCTTTTCGGCGCATGGTGCTGCTCTGCGTGTCATGACGAGATAGACCGGCGTACGCACATCATGGACATCGAGAGTGCGCACCTAGCCCATCTGGAGGGAATGGTAAGAACACAGGCAATCCTACTGTCGGAGAATAAGGTGAAGATATGACCGAATATCACATAGACCTACCTTGGCCGCCAAGCGTTAACACCTACTGGCGACACTCAAGGGGAAGGCACTACATCAGCGAGAAAGGCACCAAATACCGACAAGCAGTAATCGATACCATCAAACAGCTAAACCTCGATATCAACACCTCCGCACGACTCAAAATATCAATATCAGCACACGTACCAGACCGCCGCCGCCGTGACTTAGACAACCTGCAAAAGGCCGTCTTTGATTCACTGGTACACGCTGGATTTATGCAGGACGACGAGCAGATAGATGATTTCAGGGTTAGGCGGCAGCCGATTGAAAAGGGTGGGCGGTTATCAATATTAATTACTGAACTGGAGTAAAGCATGAAATACACAGACCCATTCCACACACTCCCTCAGTACAAAGACAAAACCCAATTACTCAGAACATGGAAGATATCCAGAAGGGTTATCACGCCAGGGCAGCAAGTTTGGACAAAATACCTTTTGATGCTTTGGGGGCGACATTTAGGTGGGGATGACTCACACGAACTGGATGGCGGCCAAAACGTAATTGGACGGCTAATGGTTAGAACCGCATGGAGCGCTGATAGGTCAGATCAAATAATAAGGATTGTGAAAATGCTGCATGAAGATGGCTTACGAGGTGATGAGCTTTATCGTCGTTCGCGGGAATTAGCACTACCTGAAACCTCAGTAAGCAACATCATCGCTCTCGCCAAAGAATCAGATGATGCCGCTTTTGTTGAAAAGGTCATGTGTAAAGCACTGAATAAAGCCAGTCCAATGAGGGCATATGCTATTAAACGATATTGTGATCGCAAGTACCCGCAAATATTGAAGCGTGAGTTAGTTCGCCTTACTGGGTGCAGTGACAAGGAGGCCAGAAACCGCGTTGAGTGGTGCGAAGAAATACTGGAAGTAGAAATGTTTTATGCATTTAAACGTGAAATGGAGAAGGAGTTTCTAATTAATTGCCATTAAATAGAAAAATAGCACTAATTGCTAAGGTGGATGGGCAATCAACGTGTAGTATTTCGGTTAAGCTCGGACGTCAAAGGCGAAGAGCGGTGATGTAGTTAAGTCACCAAAACAAAGAAGCCTCGGTTAATCGCCGGGGCTTTTTGCTTTCTACATTCGCATGGGTGCTGTCGTGTCACGTTAGACGCGTGCAATTTAAACGGAGGTGCCTCTGGGCAGCATCCAGCCGAATGTGGAACTCTGAAAAGTTACAGGACGAAACGTACGAGGCTAATACCCTCAGTTCCACATACCAACTTTTAAGGCTGCCAATTTGGTGGCCTTTTTTATTTAGCCCACCGTCAGCGCCAATCACCCTCAAACAAACTCCGTGTCTGAATGGATCACGGCGGTGGGCTATTCCCTACACAACAGCATACGAACCCGACATACGCCGGGATTAATTTCCCCAATGGGGAGGCAGGATATGAAAATGCACAACTCCCCGGATGTATGGACGGTGATAGGACTATGGATTGCAGAGCACCGGGGTGAGCTATTGAGCGCCTTGGTTGCTGCGATTATGGCTTTGCTGCGCGGCTGGTATGCGGGCGGCGGACGAACTCAACGAATGCTTGATGCTGCGATGTGTTCAATTATTGCCTGGTTCCTGAAAGACATCTTTGTATTGCTCAGTATCGATCAAGGTTGGGCAATGGTATCGAGTGTCTTTATCGGCTATCTCGGCACTGACTACATCGGATCGGTGCTTAAGCGCATTGTTGGCAATAAGACAGGAGCGGGTAATGCAAATCAGTGATAACGGAATTAGTAAGCTGAAAGGCGAAGAGGGCGAGCGACTTACCGGCTACAAAGATTCTCGCGGCATTCCGACCGTTGGAGTTGGACACACTGGCGTGGTTGATGGAAAGCCAGTTGCTGTTGGTATGGTTATCAGCAAAGACAAATCATCTGAGTTGCTACGTTCCGACCTTAAATGGACAGAAGAAGCCATCGCAACAAATGTGAAAGTCCCACTAACACAGAACCAGTACGATGCACTGTGCAGCCTAATATTTAATATCGGCGCAAATGCTTTCGCTAATTCTACCGTGCTGAAACGAATTAACGCTGGTGATTACAAAGGTGCTGCTGATGCATTCCTTATGTGGAAGAAAGCCGGTAATGACCCAGAGATATTGCTACCACGCCGCCAGCGAGAAAGGGCGCTGTTTCTATCATGAATCGGTCAACTGAAATACTCGGCGCTGCGCTAATAATCCTAATTAGTATTCTGGGGTATTTCCAAAGCAGAGTTACGACATTAAAGCGTGATGTGGCAGAAATAACCGCAGTAGCCAATCAGCAGAAGAAAGACCTTCAGCTCATCGAAACCCAGCGCCAAGCTGTAGCCGCTATCGATATCAAATACACCAAGGAACTAGCAGATGCCAAATCTGAAAACGAGCGCCTTCGTGCTGATATCGCTTCTGGCACTAAGCGGTTGCAGCTCAACGCCATTTGCACAAAGCCAGTGTCCAAAACCACCGGCCCCGCCAGCGTCCCTGATGATGCCAGCCCCCAATATGATGCAGAATTTGAACGCAATTATCTCAGTCTCAGAGAGCGAATCGGAATTGCAACCAGCCAAATAAACGGCTTGCAGGCGTATATCAATAACGTGTGCCTGAAGTAAGGATTGGTAATGGCTTGGTATCCAGCGTGGCATATCAATTGGCAGAGATTCAGATACTGGTGTGAGCAGATAGGGTTTGAATCAGCTTATTCCAAGTTAAAGACGGAGTGCCAACATGGCGAAAATACTGGCGTGCAAAATAAGCATTAAGTGGTGGGTAATTCCATACCTGCACACTTTAAATATTTTCTGTTTCATCTTCGCAACCGAACCAAACATTGACGCCATTGGTAACTTCATCGTGAAGCATGGTGTCAAGACAGAGATTGTTTAACCCCACTGGAGGTTGATCACATCTTGCTGACGGGTAAGCCGTAAGTGGTGTAGCAACGCCGAGAGGAGTGGCAAAGCTGCGATAACCAACGGAGCAAATATGGCAAGACCGGATTGGGGAGCCATTCAAGAACAGTTCCTCGCCGACCATGCCAAATCAAACATCTCCCCTAAAGATTGGTGCGAGGCACAAGGACTTAATTACTCCACCGCAAAGCGATATATAAAAATTGCGAATGCGAATGGTAAAAGTGCGAATAGAAGTGCGAATTCGCAGAAGGGAAAAGACACCAAAAGCAGACAGCCAAAGGAATCTGGTAGAAACCGCGAATCAGGAAAAGACACGAATTCTCCAGACGCGAAACCGATACGTGGTGCTCGATACTCCCCTCCGACTAACCCATTTCCATCTGGAAACCAGCATGCACTAAAGCATGGTGGCTATGGTCGTCGCATGTTGCTCACTGACGCCATCAGCGAAGATGCTAACTGCCTGACGCTAGATGACGAATTGTTTTGGCTACGCGCTGCCAGCCTGACCGCTGCTGAGAATATTGGGCGCTGGCGAACTGAGTTAGATGATGCTGTCGATGATGATACTAAGAAGGCACTACGGGACAACATCAGTGCGGCTGAGAAGGCCATGCACCGTAACACTGCGCGCATCGAATCTCTGGAGTACACGAAAGGCACAATCATCAAAATGCAGATCGATGCCGCTTACCGTGAGGCTGCCACTGAAAAGGTGGAACTTGAAATAGACAAAATGAAGGACGGAGATAGCGATAACGCGATTGTCGTTCATAACTCGCTGCCAATCCCTGGGAGATAATATGGCCGACATATATCTACCGACGTTACACGATGGGCAGTTAAAGGTTTGGTCTGATGCGTGGGATCACCGTCTTAACGCTATCCGCTGCGGGCGGCGGTGGGGTAAAACCTTCATGCTCGCCAGTGCTGCTGTTACTTATGCTACAGCACCATTTAAGCGGCCCGGAATGGATGTCGAGTTAGGTGGGCGCGTAGGTATATTCACTGCCGAATATCGTCAATATCAGGAAATTTACGACAAGCTTGAAGAAACCCTTCAGCCGCTGAAAAAAAGCTTTAGTCGACAAGAAAAACGCCTACTACTTAAGAACGCTGGGAAGATTGATTTCTGGGTTACCAACGATAACAAGCTGGCTGGTCGTGGCCGTGAGTACGACATTGTGCTTATCGATGAGGCTGCATTCACCAAATCACCGGAAATGCTGAAGGAAATATGGACTAAGTCTATAAAGCCGACTCTTCTTACTACGAAAGGCCGTGCATTTGTATTCTCCACACCTGACGGCATTGACGACGATAATTTTTTCTACGCCATTTGCAACAATAAGAAGCTTGGCTTCTTTGAGCATCACGCACCAACGTCATCTAATCCATTTGTTCCACCTGAAGAGCTGGAGAAGGAACGGGAGAATAATGATCCCCGCGTATTCCGTCAGGAGTTCCTGGCTGAATTTGTTGACTGGTCATCATCTGCCCTGTTTGACATCAGCAAGTGGTTCATTGACGAGAAGCCAGTTGAATACCCAGCTATGTGTCAGGCAGTTTTTGCTGTCATGGACACGGCAGTTAAGGGCGGCACAGAGCATGACGGAACAGCAGTAGTTTACTACGCCATTGAAACTCGCCCCGGCATGGAGCGATTAACAATCCTTGATTGGGATGTTGTGCAAATCGATGGAGCCCTATTAGAGGTTTATCTCCCCTCCGTATTCGACCGTCTCAATGAATTAACTGGCCAGTGCGTCGCTGTAAACGGCAGCCTCGGATTGTTCATTGAGGACGCCAGCATGGGCAGTATCTTGCTGCAAAAAGGCGACAGCATGGGCTGGCCTGTCAAAAAGATAGAGTCAGCACTAACAAGCAAAGGGAAAGATGAGCGCGCAATTATGGCCTCCGGTTATCACTACCGTGGACTAGCCAAGATATCGCGTCATGCCTTCGAGAAAACGGCCGTCTTTAAGGGCGAGACAGCCAACCATCTATTTAAGCAAGTATCCCGATTCCATCTCGCAGATAAGAACGCACATAAGCGCGCTGATGACCTGCTCGATGACTACATGTATGGGCTGATACTGGCATTCGGTAGCGGCGACGCACTCTGATGAGATAACAAAATGATTGACGACGAAATTGAAATCGGCAGCAGCTCACCAGAACTGTCACTACTTCTGGATGGCGATGATATCCAGCCGGGCGGCAGCGTTGGATATCAGATCTGTAAGACTATTTACCTCTACCACCCATTAGGCGGGAAAATGGTAGATCGCCCAATAAAAATGGCGATGAACGAACCAAGAACGGTACACGTTTCACAAACATTTGCGCTTGAGCAGCGTCTAGCAGATTCATTCGAGCGTGAGTGGCGATCTCTTGGCGCAGACAAGCACATTGCAAATGCAGCCCGCATTGCCAAGATTTACGGCACATCTGCGATAGCGATGCTTGTAGATAACCATGATCCTTCATTAGCTCTTGATTTCCGCACTCTGTACAAGAACAACGTTAGCTTTAACATTCTTGACCCGCTAAATACCGCCGGCAGCATTGTGCTTAACCAAGACCCAAACGCACAAGACTTCCAGAAAGTTGAAGGTATTCGCGTTGCTGGGAAGGCATATCACAAGTCACGTTGTGTGGTGATCCAGCATGAAGACCCTATTTACCTTGCGTATAACCCGGCAGCTTTTGGTTTCACAGGCCGCAGCGTTTACCAGCGCGCCCTATTCCCACTGAAGTCGTTCATTCAAACCATGCGCACTGATGACATGGTTGCGGTAAAAGGTGGGTTGCTGGTTACGAAGATTCAGGGGCCAAGCTCAGTCGTAAACAACATGATGCAAAAGCTTAGCGGCATTAAACGGATGATGCTAAAGCGCGGTAAAACTGGTGAGGTTCTTCAGATTGGTGACAAGGACAGCATTGAATCAATCGATCTGAGTAATCTTGAAAAGCCGTTGGACTCTGCTCGAAATCATATTCTGGCTAACATCGCAGCGGCTGCTGACATGCCAGCCATTATTCTGAACAGTGAGACATTCGCTAAGGGATTTGGTGAAGGCACAGAGGACGCCAAAGCGGTAGCTGTTTACATTGATGGGCAACGCGAATGGCTTGATGATCTGTACAACTATTTCATACGCATTTGTCAGTACCGGGCTTGGAGTATTGAATTCTTCCAAACCCTCCGTGCAGATATGCCAGAAATAAAGAACACCTACAGCCTGTATTTCACCAAGTGGATTAATAACTTTGAGTACGCATGGCCCTCATCACTGAAGGAGCCAGAAAGCGAGAAAGTTAAGGTTGATGAGACGCGATTTAAAGCCATTGTCAGCACGCTGGAAATATTGCTACCACAGCTAACCTCAGACCCAGATAACAGAGCCACGTTGATTGAGTGGGCTTGTGAGAATGCCAACGCTAACGAGCACTTGTTCCCGCAGCGCCTGAATCTTGATTACGACTCTTTGTTAAATAATCCTCCTGAGCGGATACCAAGCCCACAGGAGCCAATTGACGAGATGCCGCTATGAACCAGTTCACGCGAATTGTGCGAGAGGCGGTTAAGTATTTCCTGAAGAATGGATACTCATCAAGCAGTGAGCTGGAGCGCTGGCAGTCTCTTATTAGAGGGGCCGCCGAGGGTGCTACTGCTGACGATTATGCCGGAATGGTAGCTGAAAGATTAAGGCATTCATTCGAGCGCCAAGTAACCAACGGTGGTGCTCTTAATCGTCACCCAGGGATAGCGCGCTTCACCATTCACCATCTTGAGCCACAGCTTAGGGCGCAGTTAGATCGCCGCATTCTCGCCAGTGTTGACCTCATTAAACTGAACAGAAGCAAGGCCATTGACACTACGTTATCTCGGTTTAGCGGGTGGGCCAGCAGTATCCCTCCATCGGCAAGCATCGCTCTGGTCGGTAATCAGGGTGGCATGCTGAAAACTGCACAGCACATCCAAAAGACAGCTGAGCAAATGGACTATGAAGCACGGCGCGTGATGATTGACCAGAATCACAAACTGATTGCCAATATCGATAATGTTATTGCAACCAACAACAACGCCATCGCTGTTGAGTGGCACAGCCATTGGCGTCGCCCTGGCTATAACTATCGGGTTGACCACAAAGAGCGAGATAAAGAGTTCTATCTTATTCGCGGTAATTGGGCGCAAAAGAATGGCTATGTAAAGCCCGGTAAAGCGGGATATCTGGATGAAGTTGACCAGTTCGGAGAAAAGCCTTTCTGCTCATGTTATGGCGAGTACATCTACAACCTCCGCAGCATCCCTGAAGACATGCTTACCCAGAAGGGTAAAAAGTTTATGGAGTCGATTGGAGGACAAAAACAAAACTAAAGGAGCATTGAAACGTGGCTATTTTCGGCAGCGGGATAATGTTTCGTCATGGGAAGTTTGTCTTCCTGATCCAACGTTCTGACGATGGTACGTGGTGCCCACCAGGAGGGAAGGTAGAACCAGGTGAGCTTGCCGTCGATGCTGCAAGGCGCGAAGTGTTTGAGGAGGCTGGCTATCAATATGATGGGCTGCTAACCCCGCATAGCGTTTACGGCGATTATCTGACGCTTCGTGCAGAAGTAACGGATCAGTTTGAGGCAAAACTTAACGATGAGTCACTGGCCGCTGGATGGTTTCACGTTGATGACCTGCCTAAGCCTCTTCATCAGCCATTCGCTGAAATGCTGGGGCGGCAGGCACTCAACGAAACCGAGGTAGCCGCACTTATCTCAGACGGGACATTAAGCAGCCCGCAATACTTCATAAACATGTGGATGTACGCCATCCGGGTAACTGGTACTGGTGTTACATGGCGATCCGCAGGTCAGGAGATGACTTTCCGTAACCCGGATGACTATCTCACCCCAGAGTTCTTACAGCGTGTAGCGGGATTGCCGCTTATCTGGCTTCACCCTAAGAAAAATATACTTGATAGCAATGAGTTTGCAGAGCGCGTTATCGGAACCCTGACGAATAGTTGGGTTGCTGATAAGGGCGAGGTGTGGGCTATTGCCAGAGTATATGACGCCGAAGCCGCTGAAATTATGGCGACACGGCAACTAAGCACCTCACCAACCGTAAAGTTTGTTGAGATCCCTAAATCAATCATAGTTGACGGTCAGCCTCTACTGGTGGAGCCATCCCCTGAGCTGCTCGACCATGTTGCAATTTGTGAACAGGGCGTATGGGACAAGCTCCTTGACCCTACTGGTGTTAAATCTGATTCCATTCCAAACGAGGCTGAAATAATGGACGAAGACAAATTCGTAGAACTATTTAATAAGTGCATGGATTCTCGCATGGCGAAAGCCGACTCAGAGGCTAAAGAAAAAGCCGATGCTGAAGAGAATGCAAAGAAAGAAAAGGCCGATTCTGAAGCAAAAGAAGCTGAAGAGGCCAAGGCCAAAGCAGATGCTGAGGAAAAGGATGAGAAAGAAAAATCTGACGCAGAAGCAAAAGCCAAATCTGATGCTGATGAAGAAGAAAAGGAAAAGGCTGATTCAGACTTGCGGCGTGAAGTAGCTGAACTTAAATCACGAATTCCTACTGAGTTATCCGACTCCGAACGAAATGAATTGGCTGATGCGCAAGTTAAAGCTGACAGCGTGTTCTCTGTGTTGGGTAAGCGCGCACCTATGCCGCTATCTGGTGAGAAGCCACTGTCATATCGTCGTCGTCTGATGATCCAATTACAGGAACATTCAGGTGATTACAAAGCAGTTGATCTCTCTTCAATCGCTGACTCTGCATTGTTGAATATCGCAGAGAAACAAATTTACGCCGATGCACAATCCTCAGCCAGTTTGAGTGTTGGGCCTGGCATGTTGCGTGAAATTAAACGCGCCGATGTTACTGGTCGCCAGATTAGTACCTTCGAGGGCGATCCGGCAGCCACTTGGGGACCATTCCAAGCAGGTAAGCGTCAGGTCACCATGTTCAACAACCAGGCTTAACGGGAGCATTAAAGCATGGCTAATTTATCTCTAAACCCAATGGCGACGACTAACGCATTGGGTTCTTTCGGTGTTCAGTCTGACGGCTTCATTCAAGGCGTTGCTTTGGATGACCCGGCTAATCGTTTCAATCTTGCTTCCGGTACAGTTTCTGCGACTGAGACCAAACCTCTGTGGGGTGGCGTTCCAGTTGCTGAAATTATTCCCGGCGTATCGTCCAGCCCGCGCGGTTCGACCATTCGCCGAGCACTTGGCGTAGATGATATCGAAGGGTTTACAGTTTTCAATCAGGCTCACAACGGCCTGACTACTCCACAATCGCCTGTTCCGCTATTTGCGTCAGGCATGAGCGTTTCCTTCTATCGCTTTGGCGCGAACATGCGAATCCCATTGAAAGCATCTTCTGCGGTGATCGCGTTAGGTGCTGCAAACGCAAATGCATCTGTAAAAACAGCATTGGCGTGGGACTTCGTTAACAACCAAATCACCACCGCTGCCGATGCTGGTTATGCAGGTGAGGATATTGCTACCACCGCCATTTCATTCACTGGTGGTGTGGCTACGGCCACCACTGGTGCAGCGCATGGATTAACTGCTGGTAAATACATCACCATTAGTGGTGCTGTCCCTGCGGCTTATAACGGTACAGTGGTTGTCACTTCGGTACCGACAGCTACCACGTTCACCTATGTGCCAGCGTCAACACCTGGTGGCGCAGCAACTACACAGGGAACTATTGGCGCGGTAACTCTGGCCAACATTACGCTACCGGCCAAAGTTATCTCAATACAGTCTGGTAACTCAAAAACCGTCTCTTATGACAGCGTTACGGGTTTCCTGACATGGAATGATCACGACAGCTGCGCGCTGGTCCTAATTTAATCGGGAGTTGAATTAAATGGCTGCAATTACTCCGAGTTACACGATCGTCAATCCGTCGTACATCGCGCCGGAAATGATCATTGGCTACCAGCAGGCGTCAGGTGCATTTGAAACCATCGCCAGCGGTAACCCACAGGTTCGCCTGGGTGTTGGCGATCAGTATGTTTACATGCGTCGTCTTGATATCCGCACCCAGGTTACTTCCAGTCAATCCGGGAACGCTAACCAGTTGCCGAGTGTTGCAATGGAAGCCCGCATGATTTCCACTCCAACATATCTTTTCCGTTGCCGTGGTATCTATGACCACCATGACATGGCAGCAGCAGGAAACTGGAATGTGGCACTGCCTGAAGCACAGCGCCTTGGTATGCGACAGGGTATCTTCCAGCAACTTCGTACCAGCTTACTGTTTGGTATGAACCCAGCAGGCGGTGAGGGCTTGCTGAATACCGCAGGCGCGACCACTGACACTCTGCCAGCTGACTCAAGCGGCAACACCACGGTCCTGACTTACGACCATGGGGAAATGGCGGTTTATCTTCTGGGGCAAGTTCAGGCAGCGCTTACACGAACCATGCAATTGGGTATCCAGCAGCGCGTTGTAATTCTTGGTCCTCAGCGTGTGCTGGGTGCCATGGAGATTCAGCAGATTGTTCAATTGACATCATATCAGCGCCCTGGTGGTGGTACTGATGCAGTTGGCGGGATGGTGAAGGAAGTTCTGAGAGGTGCCGGAGTTCAGGTTGATTGGGTTTACGATGACACCCTGATCGGCGCTGGTGCTGGCGGTACAGACGTTGTGTTAATTACTATCCCTGAAGTTGAAGTTCCGATGGTTAACTCAACCATTAACACCAACGAATTTGCCAAACTCTCACCTTCTCTGGCTGCAAATGCCCTGATGTTCTGTGACATGGCTGCACCTCGCGAAATTCCTACTCCGATCGCCGGTGGCGCAGTAGACGTGTTAGCAGAAATGCGTTCAACATCTGGCTGGGCCGTTCGCCCGGAAGCTATCACTATCTTATCTATGGCCTACAGCGCTTAAGTCTGCGCGTTGTCATAAGAACCCCTGCTGGTTAAATCCTTCAGGGGTTTTTTATTTTGGGGGAAACGATGAAGCTTTATATCGCAAACACTACTAAGCAGCGCCACATGTTCTCTTTCCGTACCTTAGAGACGGGTCGCTTGCGCAACATTCCTATTGCTTATGGCTCTCAAGCCATTGTTCTTGATGGTAACGCTGAAGAAATCGATGCCGTTATCCAACATCACCAAGTTTACGGTCTGATAGATGCTTCAACTATCGACCAAAGTAAAAACTTTGTTGGCCTTTGCTACAGCATTGATAAGCCAGTGCAAGAGAAGATCATCGAAAAAGCGATGAGAGATAACGACCACAAGTTGACTGAAACATCTCATAACCGCCGTCAAGCGTCAGTCGCAGCTCAAGACGATGCATTGCTAAATAGCGGCACTGGTTATGCCGGTGACATGGAATTTACTGTCGAGCAGACAAAGGGTCGTGATGACAATAACGACACGCCTAGCGTGAATGAAACAATTGTCACCCAGAAGCGCGGGAGTAAAAAGTAAATGACCATCAGTCTGTCGGGATTTATCGAATTTATTCGCACTGACATGGAGATTACCGCTATTCAGGTTCCCGACGACTCGCCTTCAATTGCTCTTGCTTACGGTGGCGCTGTTGAGTGGGTTAATCAGGATATTGCTTCTGTGATGCCGAATCTCTATACGGTGGCGGTATATAACCTTGCCGCTTCATTCCTGGTTAACTACGGAACGGAATCAGTATTTTCTGAGCTTCGTAAAACGCTTGGGCTGAATAACTTCAAGGCTGGGGTGATCACCGGGGCCAGCGATAACTCAACAAGTTCTCAGCGCCTGGTGCCTGATTTCTTCAAGGACTTGTCATTAGCTGACCTTCAGATGCTTCTTGACCCTTGGGGTCGTCGGTACCTGATGATTGCTCAGCAATTCGGGAGTTTGTGGGGGCTGTCATGATCACTCTCCATTTAGGTGTTATGGACATCCCTTATGGGGATGAGAATACAACCACCGGCGACGTAGCAGAGTTGCTAGAGGGGAAGTACAAAATAATGCAGACGTTCTTTGACCGGTACGGTCAAGATATCGCTGACATGATGGCTAATGATATTGCTGCCAGTCTTGAAAATATGATTGCAGGCGCACCACCTACAAGAGATCCGTTAGCTGAATCAATGTCACGAACTCACAACTTATTTGTCGCGTTTTTGGACAATGAAGAGATGAACGGGTTAGCGGGAATTCCAACTCGCCGGGCAATGGAAGGGATATCGAAGAGATTCAAAAATAAGAAAGGAGATCCGCGAGCATCTTTCGTTGACACCGGAAACTATCAGGCTTCAATGCGTGCCTGGGTAAGCGGGGTGCTGAATGCCTTCCCTAACTGAACTACAGAAAACCGCACAAACAGAACTTAACGCGGCCTTGACTCAAGGTCTTGATGATATCAGCCGATCTGAGGTTGTCACATTTACAAAATATATCAGGAAGGTTCTCCCGCTGGATGGCTTTGTGTTCTGGGTGAAAGCGTCAATTCTCACTGACGAACCAGATCCTGAACCAGATACGGTGGATGTGAAAGGTTACCTGCACTTAACAACTGAAACCATCCAAGATGATGAGCAACTTTACGACCGAAACGTAGTGACATTCACCGCTCAGTCGGATATCGACCCATTTAACGACATTGGTTCTGATGTGCTCTACATCGGTGAGTTTTACGGCATACAGTTCTCTTTCTCTCGGCGAACCGGCCTGAATGAGCCAGCCAATCTGTATCACTACACTGGCGAAGCTGTATACCCGCATATGCGATCGCAGATTATTAACTCTGCTGAGGACATAGATTTAACTGATGTGGTTGTCTCAAGCTCCCTGCCCATCTGGTTGGGGCTGAATCAGTACATGCCAATGTATCCAGCGATGCTATCAATCCAGAACCTTTCACCACCATTTGCAACTGTCCGGTGTAGTAATGCAGCGCCTATTGCCGGCGCATTCTATCTGGACGAAAAGAACAACCAATATCAGCTTGTGTCGGAAGATGTAACCATTTCAGTGACAGGGTTGCGTAATGCTGCAATAGAAGATTTCCTTCGTTACATGCAGCAATACACGATAAGCGATGATGCTGAGATGGGAATTATGAATATTCCTGTCGTTCAAGATGAGCGCGTGACGCAGAACGAACTTAACGCTATCGCCATGCGTAAAACCATCAAATTCAAGATCAACTATTACCAGCAACGGATGAGGAATGTCGCCCGTAAGTTGGTTATTTCTGTAATCCCGTCCATTTATCCGGAGAAATAATTAAATGGCAATTGTTAATATTAACGTATCGGTGACCAATCCACCGAAGCCGTCGCAACTGCTTAAGTCCGGGGCGATGATTTCCATGGGCGGGACCACGCTAAATCCAGGCGAGTACCAGTTGCTGACATCTAAGTCAGATTTGGCAACCATCCTAAAGCCAGCAAAAGCGATTGCTACCATCGAATGGGCTACAAACGTAGTAACAGTAACGCTTTCAGCCGCTCATGGCTGGACAATTGGCACTGAGGTTCCTGTATTAGTTTCAGGCGTTACTCCTGCTGGCTATAACGGTGCATTTACTGCCACAGTAACCACATCAACTGCGTTCACATATCCATTATCAGTTAGTCCTGGTGTATCCACGGTTATGGGTTCAGTGAAAACTGTTGTGTCGAATGAAATTACCCAGATGAATACTTCATATTGGGCGCAGGGAACTAACCGAGCAGTATTTGTACTGGAACTTGGTGATGTATCCATGGCGAATGGTGTTGCGGCCCTGTCGACCTTTATTGATGAAGATATCTCTCTGGGTAACACATACCAGAAATTCTTCTCTTATCTGGTACCACGCGAGTGGGATGAGCAAGCGACATTTAAAGACCTAACCGGTCAGTATACGTCGCCGAGTTCGCTAGTTTATTTCTTTGTCACAACTACTATCGGAACTTATTCCACCTGGGTTGCCACGAAGAACAAGACCGTATTCGCCGGGGTTGAAGCACCAAATATTCCAGCAACAGAGTTTTCTATGGCTGGGCCATTCCAGTCGTCTCTATCGAATGATCCTGGGTCATCAAACATGGTGCCGCCGATGGCTTACCGGTTCATGTATGGGGTAACAGAGTATCCAGTGAGTGGTAATGGCACACTGCTAAAAACGCTTCAAGATAACAGCATCAACTACATTGGCACGGCGGCAGAGGGTGGGCTTAGCAACAAAATGCTGGTAGCTGGGCATATGCTGGATGCTAACCCATTCAACTATTGGTACTCAGTGGCATGGACAGCAATAAACCTTGAACTTGACCTAGCTAACGAAGTTATCAACGGCTCCAACACCTCAACCAACCCTCTTTATTATGAGCAGGTTGGTATTGACCGTCTCCAGAATCGCGCACTGAAAACGCTACGTAATGGCATCAGCTATGGGTTAATCCTTGGGCGAGTTATTGGAACCAAACTTATTCAAACTGACTTTAATGCTGAATATGAAAAAGGCAGCTATGCGGGAAATGCTGTGATTAACGCCGTGCCATTCAGTAATTATACAAGCCTGAATCCTTCTGATTATCAGGACGGTAAATATAACGGACTAAGTGCCGTCATGACACCGCGCCGTGGATTCGAGTCAATCACGTTTAACCTGAACGTAACCAATTTTGTAGGGGCATAAAAAATGGCAAACCCGTTAGTACCACAGGGATTTCTTAACCGCGTTCGTGGGGCAGTTTCCGTAACTGGTGATCCGTCTCTGAATGTTACGGCGTCATTTCTTGGCAAGGAAGGTATTAGCTTGCGCCCTGATGGGCCGGCAACCGATATCTTGCCAACAATGACAGGCACGGTAGGCAGCCAAGCCCCATATCAGCAAGTTACGTTAACAGTTCACTTACTTAAAACTCAGGCGCTTGCTGCTGCATATCAAAATCGCTTTGCGACTGATACGTCACTTGGGGAAATTGTAGTTACCCCAGATGCTAATACCTTTGGGAATTACACCGTTCTTAATAGTTATTTAGTTAATTTCAACGAAATAACCATGAACGGTATGGACCCGGGCTATGTGGCTACAATTTCTGGCTACATCATTACCAACGACAATATGTGGGTGTAATTCGTGAAAATTGACAAAAATCTTAATCTGGTTAGCACCATCAGCCGAGATGGTGGCAATCCTGTTTATATTCATGTTACCCCATTCCCTTATGAGGTTGTTGAAGAGAACTGTTTGCTGTTGGGGAATATGTTCTCAAACTTCATCGCTCAAGTCGGTGGGCTCGGGTCAGCTCGCATTGCCGCTATGATGCTACGGAAAAAAATCAAGCAGGATCAGGAGTTGAGTGGTGCTTCCGGGCCGACGATTGTTGATGACATTCAACGCTTAACGACTGTCATCTATAACGACAACGGCGAGTGGAAGTCATCACCGTTTGATGCCGCGATGAAGAATGGTGTTATCACCGCCGATGAATATCGAGACACTGAAGGTGAAATAGTTTTTTTTATGGTGTCATCTGCTATTCAGAAGAGGGAACTGATAGCCCCAACGGTGGGGACGGTGATCAGCATGTACGGTGGGCAACTAACATCATCCAACGCTATGGAATTCCGCGCTTCCTTGCTGAAGTCGAATCAGGATACAGATACCCAACCCCCGAGTGCCGAGCAGGAAACTTCATTTATACCCTCTTAGATTGGGCAGCGAATGAGGGGTTCTGGCGTGTTATTCGGGACATTACTGGTGAAGAGTTTCACAGTCCTGCTCAATATCGCCAGCGCTTCTTAATCGCGGCACTCAAAGAAAGAGGTTTTTTCAATGGCAGCTAAGTCAATCATTGATATTGATGTAAATGACGACAAGTTCCAGTCATTTATGGAGAAGTTCAACGAGTATCAGGCTGCCCTTGGTGAACTCCCAGAAGCATGGAGAGGTGTCGCTCATGGCATTGGCGATACTGAGAAAGAAACTGCGAAGGCGCGCTCAGAGTTAGAGGGTGTGGCAAAATCATTCTCCGATGGCGCTGCCGCTATTCTGTCAATAAATAGCGGACTTGACCGGTTAAACGATAGCCTTGATAAAGCCAATAAAAACCAATCTGGATTTAACAAAAATGCGAGCGCGGCAAAGAAATTCCTGAGTGGTGCCACGAAAGATGCAAAATCGCTGGCCGGTCATATCAAGGATGCAACCACAAGTTTAATTTCATGGGGGAGCATCCTTGGCTTATTTTCTGGACTGATAGGCGCTGGCGGGTTATTCGGTATTAATCGACTGGCCTCCGGTGCCGCATCACAGAGATTTACAACGCTTGGGTTAGGAACCACGTCTGGCGGCCTTGATTCTACCGCTATCAACTATCAGAGAGCACTGAGCAACCCAACAGGCACCCTTGGTGCCATTCGTGACTCGCAGCTTGACCTGAGCAAGCGCTGGCAGTTCCAGGCAATGGGGATTAACAATCCAGATCAGGACCCTGCAAAACTGCTTCCGCAGATGATCCGCAATGCGCGCGATATATTTGTTAAAAATGGCAGCAATATTCAAGGGGCCGAAGCTCACGGACTGACAAACTTTTTCACCCTCGATGATCTGAATCGCTTTAAAAATATGAGCGATGCAGAAATTGATTCGATGGAGAAGCAATCTCAGAAGGATGCTGTCCGTCTTCAATTAACCGACCAGCAGTTAAAGCAATGGCAGGACTTCAATGTCCAGCTTGATCTTAGCAATCGCAGTATTCGCAATGCTTTTGTTACCGGGCTGTCCCCGCTGGCACCATCACTTGGTAAGTTATCTGATGCGGTTTCGGGCGCAATAGATACTTTCCTTCAATCCCCAGAATTAGGTAAATGGATTGATGGTCTTTCGCAGGGCATTCAAAAATTTGGCAACTACTTAGCATCCCCTCAATTCAAAAGTGACGTAGATGATTTCATGTCTAAAGTTGAGCGAATGGGAACGCTAATAGGTAACGTTGTTGATTGGATTTTGGGGAAAACTGACTCAGCAGGAATTACCTCTTCGATAACGTCAAGTTCCAGCATCTTGAATGCAAAGCCGGTAACTAATCCGCAAACAGGTCAGACGTATACCCCTGGTGGTGAAGATGACCCGCATGTATGGGGTTGGCTGAAAGGGGTTAAGCGATTCTTTTCAACTGGTGATGTTAAGCCAGTGGATTCAACTCCTGCCGATGTCACCGCCAAGGGCCGTACAATAGCCGATCGCTTTAACAACCCAGGTAACCTGCGTTGGGCTGAAGGATACGGGACTCACAACACTAAAAGTGGAAAGTTTGCCGTATTCCCAACCATTGATGAGGGCGTTCTGGCAGCCACGAAGCAGCTTCAGATATATGGATCCAAAGGGATAAACAACGTTAAGGATATCGTCAATAAATGGGCGCCATCTAATGAAAATGATACAGCTTCCTATATTCGCCATGTTGTGAAATCGACGAAATTCAGTGAAACCGAAAAACTGAACCTCAATGACCCGGCCGTTCTGGCAAAACTTATTTCAGCTATGGCGACTAAAGAGGGGGCGGGAAGTAGAGTTACTGAGGGGGCCGTCATCCAGATTTATAACAATACCGGTGGCAATGCCATTGTAAATAGCGCTCAACTTGGTGGGGTATAATCAATGGCTTTCACAAGGGAGCTTTACAAGCTTGGATTCGAGATATCCCCTGTTATCCTCTGTGAAGGTGTAGCTCAAAGCATTCCGGGAGGGATGCTGCCGATAGTAGCTCTTACACAAAGCGCAAGTTTTGTTACCGGGCTGATTGGTGGGGCTATAAACCTGACAGACTTGGATAAATATTTCTGCCATTGGAAGCCCATCCAGGGGGCCACCATGGTTGATTACGATATTGCCAGATACCCATTTGCTAACCAAACCGTGGCTGCAAACGCGCTATTGGCTCAGCCGCTTCGAGTGTCCCTAATGATGGATGCACCGGTTAATGAGAACACTGGCGCAATGACAAAATTAGTGACACTCAGCGCGCTTCAGTCAGTCCTGCAAGCGCATGCCAATCTTGGTGGCACATTCATTGTTGCAACTCCTGCATTGATATACAGCGGTTGCATATTGAAAACAGTGAAAGACGTTACCAGCTATAACGAACCGATCCCGCAAAAATCGTGGGTATGGGATTTCGAGCAGCCGCTTGTTACTGAGACTGGAGCCGAGCAAGCCGTTAATAGCTTTATCGGCAAGATAGACGGTGGAGCAAAGACAACCAGTAGCGCGTGGACAAGTACGGCGGCGGCATTAGGAAACACCTCGCTTGGGGGAAGCGTCTCAGGCATAGCAAGTGAGGTTGTAGGGCTTGTTGGAAAACTGAGTGGAGCTTTCGGCTTATGAGTACAGAATATTATGATTTTTCTGGCAATGAGCGCGAGAGTATGTCGTTTACTCCATCACTGGATGGGACGATTTATAACTGCCAAATAAAATGGAACATATCGGGTCAACGATGGTATCTGAACATTACGGATAACTCAGGTAACCAGATTCTTACCACTGCAATGATCGAATCAACAGCCGGCATGGGGATTAACCTTATATCGGGAGTCTTTTCTTCAACATCCATGATATGGCGTCAGCCTAATGGTCGAATTGAGGTAACAAGCTGATGCGCTTTTACGATATTCAGATATATGACCAGAAGGGGGCTTTATTTCGCCAGTATTCAAGTCTTAAAAATGGAGTTTTCAACCCCGGCGGACTGATGGTTGAATTTGATATTCAGCGATTTGGCGAGTCCACTCCGCAAGGACAGAGCTGCATTACTGTTTGGGGCGTTAGCCCACAGGAAATGCAGCAAGCCCAGCAAAACATGTTCGGCATGACTGTAAAAATGTTTGTTGGAATGTCAAAGGGATTGCCATTATCGAAACCATCTCAAAAAGGTCTGGTTCTTGAGGGTACCATCTGGCAGGCATTTGGAAACTGGCAGGGAACTGATCTGAGACTTGATTTAATCATTGTTGCTGGACCAACATCGACCACCAGTCAGGTGCCAATGGCTCCGCTTAATTTAACGATGCCATGGAATACGGGGCAACAGTTATCAGTAGCACTAACCCAGTGTTTTCAAACTTTTGGTGGTTCATATACTCACAACATAAACGTTAGTAGCCGCCTGGTTCTTCCATATTCTAGACCCATGTTTTGCGGAACTCTTAGTCAGTTGGCAAGGGATCTGAAAACTTTTTCAAGGTCAATAATTAAAGACGCATCTTATTCTGGAGTAGAAATCACTGTCGTTGATGGGAAAGAGATAAGGGTGTGGGATAACGATTATAATAACCACTCGGATCAATCATCATTAAAAAGCGCCACCTACCGTAAAGGGCATCCAACCCAAATAGAATTCACTGACCTTATAGGCCAGCCCACATGGATTAGATTTGGCACAATAACAGTACCATGTGTAATGAGAGCCGATATTCAAGTTGGTGACCATATTTTAATGCCGAAAAAATCACGACCAATGATTCAAGCATCTTCATTTTCTCAATTCAGAAATGACTCTGCTTTCACTGGTGAGTTTATTGTGCAATCCGTTCGCCTTGTGGGCAATAGTCGGCAACCCGATGCCAATAGTTGGGTGACCATTATTGAGGCATACTCTTCTATGGAGTTGGCGAAAAAATGAATGTTAGCAACAAGTTGAATTTTAATAGAAATATTACTCAGTTTGCTGAAAACAAAATAAATGAAGCAATGGAGTCGGCAGGTAAGGTATTACCGGTAACTGTCATCTCTCAGTCAGGGAAAATGGTAACTGTTTCATTCAACCTCACTAATATCCCGTACACGTTACCTCAAGTCACTATTCCTATCTTTGGTCCTCAATATATTCGCTACCCAATGCAACCAGGCGATAGGGGGATCGTGATACCTGCTGATACCTATCTTGGTGGTGTTAGTGGGCAAGGTGGAGGCACGGCAGACCTCACGCCGCCTGCGAACTTAAGTGCCTTGGTTTTTTTACCAATCAGCAATACTGAGTGGGATTCAGTTGATGGACAGGTCCTGACGCTGTACGGGCCTGAGGGTGTGACTATTCGTGACGCGGGAAGTAGCACAACGTTTTTACTTACGCCGGAAAGCATCACTATTGCCACGCCCACACAGTTTAAAGTCACAGTTGGCAGTACAGTATTAACTTTGACAAACGGCATGTGGAGCCTCTCTGGAGAAGCGGGAAAGTTAGAGGATTCTACCGCAAGCACAAGCCCTGCAATTATGCATACAGGCTGGACTGGCTTGGTTGCGTGGTGTAATAGCCATGTTCATACCAACGGTAATGGCGGGTCAAATACCGGATCAACCACAACGCCTTTTAATGGGAATATTACTGAATGAGAACTTACGGCAGAAATTCAGAGGGCCAATGGGTGCTTGTTGAGACTGATGATAATGGTTTTAATGATTCTGTCTATCTGACGACGCTTATTCAAAACCTGAAGCTGGCCCCGCAAGAATCACCTTTTTACGCGAACAACGGCATTCCAGCTAATGGGTCGGTCATTCAGCAGATATTGCCAACATATTACGTTAATAGAATACAGCAACAATTTAGCCAGTATTTCTCGTCTTTGCAGATTGCGATGGTAAGCGACGATCCTCCAATTTATAACATATCGGCAATAACTAATGCCGGTTCAAAAATCATTACGCAGGTGAATGTATGAGTGATTTGCCAGTTAGTTACAATGCATCAGGTCCTATCCCGCTAACCGCAAATGAATTAAGAGATCAGATAGTCTCCCTAGCTACTGCGCAATCACCTGGAATTACAACTGATTTACCTGGCTCTTTAGTTGAGGATATTGTCAGCACGAACGTTGGTGCGCTGTTGGTGTGTGACCAGGCTAGAATAGATTTAATTAACTCAGTTGGACCTCTTACCGCCAATGTTTTTATGCTCAACACTCTTGCTGAGCAGTATGGGATAGCCAGTCAAAAAACAGAAGGACTGACAACTGTGCCGGTTGTGTTTACTGGGCCGGCGGGATTTGCAATCCCCCAAGGCTTTCTTGTTTCAGATGGCACTTACCAATATTCTCTTTTGGATACAACAATCATCCCTTCATCTGGTACTACTTCACCAACGACCTGTGCAGCTACAATTACAGGTTCTTGGGCTGTTCCAGAGAACACCGTGAACAATATTGCTACAAGCCTACCGTCAGATATTGTTATTACCTGTACAAACCCAACAGCCGGGGTTCCGAGTGGTTCTGCTGAAACTGTTGCTGAGTTTCGTAGCCGCGTATGGGAATCAGGGATGAGTACAGTTCAGGGTTACCCTGGATTTATTCGTCAAAAATTAACTGATTTAGAAAATGTTCAGGCGAGGCTTGTGTCGGTTGTAGCCGATGTCAATGGCTGGATAATTATGTGCGGTGGTGGTGATATATTCTCAATGGCGGGAGCTATCTATAAATCAGCGGGTGATATCAGTCGTTTGAAAGGAACTACCTTGGGCGTGACTGGAATAACCAACGCCTCCCCTGGTGTTGTGACTACTGATATCACTCATGGGTTTAGTGATGGTCAGGTAGCGGTTATAAACGGTGTCACTGGAATGACAGGGATAAATGGAACACCTTTCACCATCACTGTAATAAATTCACATTCATTCTCAATCGGTGTTAGCACGATCGGCTCTGGATCATGGTCCGGTGGCGGGGTGGTGACACCAAACTTAAGGAATAACGCAGTTACAATAAACGACTGGCCAGATAACTACATCATCCCATTTGTTCAGCCGCTCCAGCAACGCGTAACTGTAAGGCTAGAGTGGGCAACAGAAAGTGTAAATTACTTAACTGATGCTACAGTAGCCTCGCTGGTTACCGCGCCTGTAATCTCTTACATCAATGGAATTTACGCTGGAAATCCTTTAAACATTAACAGCATTAAGGATGTTTTCTTACAGTCAATTAATGAAACTATTAACATGAGCTTAATAAGCAGCTTAAATGTTGTGGTGACTGTTAATGGGGTTATTACTGGAGTAGATGAAAATACAAATATAATCAGTGGTGACAGATACAGCTATTGGTTTATTTCAGATGATGGCGTAACGGTAGCGGGGGGATGAGATGCTTGACGATATTATTCGCGCATACTTATACCAGCAGTACAATGACGATGAAAATATTCAGGCATTTGTTGACGCATACAATACGCTAGCAAAAGATATATATGGCTGGATGAAAGACGCAAATCTTCCTGTTTTCGTTGGCGGGTATAATGCCGGTGATCAGCTAAGATGGATAGCGCTTGGAATTTACGGAGTTAAACCACCGATACTTTCAAGCGATAAGCGGAGAGTGTCCGGGCCATTCAATGCCATGCTTTTTAATCAACTACCTTTTAATGGCAGGGCGGTTAAAAACGAATCTGAGCAGGTTGTAGCGTCAGACGATGTCTTTAAAAGAGTTATGACATGGAACTACTATAAGGGTGATGGCTTCAACTTTACGATACCGTGGCTTAAGCGTCGCATCATGCGCTTCTTGACTGGCATTGACGGGGTTGATGTGGTTAACGATCAACGATGGAGTATATCGGTTCTATTTTCTTCCTCAGGTGCCAGCATATCCATTGTTAAAGGATACAGGAAGCTGACCAGTTCTAGTTTGTACAATGCATCCACTTTCAATACTCGTTCTTTTAACCAGAAAACAAGCGTCCTGATTAAAAGTAACGAATATGAGTTTGCATCACTATTCAAACAGGCTTTTGATAGTGGACTTTTACACATGCCATTTTATCAGCCTGTTTCCGTTACTATTGTTGGTTGATTAGATGTTTTCATCCTTAAATTTATTTTGTTTATTTATGCTTTGATTTCTATTATCAATGGAAATACATAAATGTATTTTTAAACAAAAACAGATAAAGACAAGCAAAACAATCACAAAGAATAACGACACGCTGAATCTTATGTTTTCAAATGGAGGCATCCCATTTTGAAATGCAAGGTCGAATATTAAAAATATTAGGAAAACAGAAAGCAGTATTGTTGCTGTGCTTATTGCAGAAAGAATTGCCTTTAAAATAACAACCATCCATTTGCTCATTTTAAACATCCTCTTTTGTTAGGTAAGTATTATTTTTGCAGTGAAACTCATTAAAGTCAAAATCAAACCACTTAGATTTATTATTAACTGAATATCAGGAGGGCCAAATGGCCTTGACACTATTGTCCGCAAATAACGCCTCAACAGTGTTATCGGCGGGGATCAGCGCATCAGCGACAACTCTAACGGTAAATACCGGCACTGGCGGTCTTTTCCCATCACCGGTATCTGGTACGAGCTTTTTTAAACTTACTTTGATTGATGCTGCTACAGGGACATTAACAGAGATAGTGCATGTCACGGCCCGAACTGGCGACACTATGACAATAGTTCGCGGACAGGAGGGAACAACTAATAGGCTTTGGTCTGCTAATGATATAGCTGCCAATATGATGACTGCTGGCACTCTAGATCTGTTTGCACAGTCTGGATCTCTTGGTGGTGCGGCGCTGCTCAATGTTGGGACTACAGCCGGTACAGTAGCAGCTGGTAACGATAGCAGAATCACTGGCGCACTCCAAAAGTCAGCAAACTTATCTGATTTAGCTAATGTGGCAACAGCACGAGCAAACCTTGGTGTATCTCCCCACGGATTTTCCCGCTTTACATCAAGCGGAAGCTTTACCGTTCCTGCC